TACCATCGTTGTTACCTGAAGTTGCAATTTCGTGACCCGTGTATGCCTTTTTGACTTTGATTTGTTCGGAAATAACCAAAGATTCAGAACAGAAATACAACGTTAGATACTCACCTTCCAAGTTACCGATAGGTTTTCTATTTCCAATTTTGTATATTCTGTACGCTTTTTGTGTTCTTACTTTGCCTGATTTGTTATAATCTATAATGATTGATTCGTTACCATCTAGTTCCAGGTATTCAATCATACCAATTGCATCACGCAAAATGACATAACCAGTAACGACAGGTGAGTAAATGTCCTCAAACACAGATAGTTCGGTCACCAAGTGTTTTAGGTTCTTCTTTACGTCATTACTTGTTATGACACTGACTTCCTCAAGGTTGAAGTCTTGTGGATAGTATATACCCTTGCTGTCACCTTGCGGTGAAGCTGTAACTGTCACTGTATCAAATTGCGTATCAGCCATGTTTTATTTTTTCATCAGTTTTTTGAATTCGGATTCAAAATCATCAACATACATAGAATTCAATAGTTTGATGTGTCTTTTTGTTTCGTTCAAATCAACTTCATATTCGTAGTAAGACACAGAACGTTTTGTAATTGTTACTGTTACTTCACCTGTAGGTAAAGCGTAAGTGTTTGTTGTTTCTGGTAATATGTTATATGTAGATTCATCTATAACAACTTTGTCCACACTTGTTGTCTGTGAAGTGTGTTCGTAACTTGTGATAATCTTTTCGTAATGGTGTACAGTTGATAGTGGATTGAAAGTCTTGTACTTGTCGTTGATATACTGATCCAGATTTGCTGTGTTCAATGGCCATTCCCACACAGGATCAAAAATGTTGTTTACCAACAGAATAATCCAGTAACGGTAACTATCTCTATAATACTTGTGTGCAATAATTTCTGGATTATCACTGTCCTGAATATCATATTCATAGAAAAGAACAGGATTGTTGATAAACTCAGGTTTCATTGAAACTCTAGTTACCAAGTTGGTCAAAACTGTGGAGATTTGACCATTATCTGAAACCTGTGCAATACCAGGTAATGTTGAAAAATAGTTCATTTTAGTAACCTTGTTCCACTAGGTCTCTTGTAATTAGATCCATTTCTCTGAATGACAATGTAAGTACGGTCTGTACTGGTGTACCGTCTTGGTGTGCTGCCCATTGACCATTAGGAGAATAGTTTACATCAATGTTTTCTATAACAGAGGGTCTTAGTCTTTGAATGTTTGTATTTTCTGCACCGTTATTCATAAAAGTAATATCAAATATGGCGGGTGGAATAAAAAACATACCACCAGAACCTTGTGCCAATTCTGGAGCAGTGTATTGTCTAAAACGATTCACAATGTCTTTGACTTGTTGTGCTTCGTCCCTAGAATATGGTGTGAAGGTGAAGGACATTTGATATGTTCTGAAATCAATACCTTCAAATAACAATTGTTGTTGTGGGTTGAATACATAACCAGCTGCATTGATACCCATTCTAACAGCAGGGTTTTGTAGAACACCAGTAATCGCTTTTGCAACTGTTCCAACCAATGGTACTGAACCTGCGGCATCTGCAACCGTCAATTTGTCATACTGTGCGGTGTAATTGAAGTTTACTGTTTCTGGCATATATAGACTGATACTACCCACCACATCAGTCTTTTGAGTTGTCAGATTCTTCAAAGACGTACCAACTTTGTTTGCTGCTGCCATTGGATCACTTGCAACATCTTTGGCTGCTTGTACTGCTTCTTGTGTTGCTTGTGTTGCAGCTTCCACAGGATTTGCAGCTGCTGCCGTTACAGCTGCTTCTGTCTTATTGTAGAAATCTTTACCAGCATTTATCAAATCGGCTGCTCTACCTTGCACTTTTCTGATAGAAAAACGTACCACGTGTCCTCTGTTGGTGTATGACAAGTCTCTTGGGTATTGAAGTGAAAACACTCCACCATCATTACCGAATAATTGACTTAGTGGACCAGTTGTTGTAGATTGTGAAGAACTAAAAGTTCCTGTGGCAAAATCAATTGAGAAGTTGGTGGCCATTGTTTTTTTGTCGAAAAAGTGATATACATACTATTTATGGCGTATTCAGGATTATTCAGACCACGTAACCCAGAGAAATATATGGGTGACCACACCAACATTATCTATCGTTCCTCATGGGAATGTAGGGTAATGGATAAACTCGACCGTTCTCCTTGGTGTGTTGCATGGGCATCAGAAGAATTGACAATTCCATACAAATCACCAGTGGATGGTAGATATCACCGTTATTTCCCAGATTTTCTGGTCAAATACCGTAATAAAGATGGTCAAACCAAGACAATGATGATTGAGGTCAAACCACAAAAACAGGCAGAACCACCAAAACCACAGAAACGCATGACCAAAAGGTACATTACTGAGGTTGCAACATACGGTGTCAACCAAGCCAAATGGAAAGCGGCAGAAGAATATTGCAAAGACCGTGGTTGGGAGTTCAGGGTGTTGACAGAACACGACCTCGGACTCTAACCTAAATACAGCATGGCATCTAAACTCACCACATTAGCACAGCAAAAGACTGCTTTAGAATTGCAAACGATGAGCCGACAATCACTGAAGTGGTTGATGGCAAAAATCTCGGAATTGAAAAATCCAACTGCAATACCAGGAGCAATCAAAGCAGAAACTTTCAGAAACACCAACAGATTCATGTTGGGTGGTCTGTATTTCTTTTATTATGATCCTAAGACAAAGGACGATTTACCATACTATGATAAGTTTCCTTTGGTTTTGGCACTAGAGAAGTATCCAGATGGTTTTCTGGGATTGAATCTACATTATCTACCACTCAAGTATAGAGTGGCATTCCTAGATAAACTCTTGGATTATGGTGGCATTTATAATGATGAAGGAGACCCTAGAAAAATTCGTGTGACATATGATATCCTAAATGCATCCAAAAGATTCCGTGAGTTCAAACCATGTTTGAAACGATATCTGAGTGGTCAAGTAAGGTCAAAGATACTCCAGGTTCAACCTAATGAGTGGGATGTTGCCACATTTTTACCAATTCACCAGTTCAAAGGTGCACCAGTCAAACAAGTCTGGCAAGAATCACTTGAACAAATGAGGAATTACTAATGGCAGGAAATATTAGCACATTCAAGTCTACCTTTACCAAAGATTTGGCTCGTCCAAGTCGTTTTGACGTTTATATTCCAATTCCAGGTGGATTGTTTCAATATATTCGTATGGATGACCAGTCTCTAAGTGCAGCAAGAACTTTGCACTATCGTTGTGAAAATGCACAACTACCAGGTAAAACAATCGCAACCACAGAACAGAAGATTTATGGTGCGGTTGAAAAGTATCCATATCTAACCACATACAATGACATAGACTTGACATTCATTGTTAGTGATGATATGGGTGAAAAGAAATTCTTTGATACATGGATGAACTTTATCAATCCAACTCTGTCAAACAACTTTCGTTATAAAAGTGAATATGCAACAAACGTTTTGATAAACCAATACAATGTGACAAATACAAACACATATTCGGTTCAATTGATTGAAGCGTATCCGATTTCTGTCAACCAATTAGATTTGGATTGGAGTAATGACGGTTATCACAAATTGAATGTAACATTTGCCTACACACGTTGGGAAGATCCTAATTCAAACGCACAGGCAAATGATACTGGTTTCTAATTATAAGGAGATATTATGGCTTTACCAAAAATTGATGTGCCAACCTATGAAATTGAATTACCACTTTCAAAGAAAAAAGTAAAATATAGACCATTCTTGGTCAAAGAACAACGTAATTTGTTGATGGCCATGGAATCTGAAGATTCTTCTTCAGTGCATAATGCAATTCGTGACATTCTAAACAACTGCACATTGAGTGAAGTTGAGATTGATAAGTTACCAATTATTGATATTGAGTTTTATTTCTTGCATTTACGTGCAAAGTCTGTGGGTGAAATTGTTGACCTGAAGTATCGTTGCAACAATAAAGTTGAAGGTGAAGATTGCAACAATTTGATGGAGACAAAACTGAACCTATTGGACACCAAAGTTGATATGAACGGTGAAGTATCACCAGAAATTCAAATCACAGACAAGTTGACCATCAAGTTCAAATATCCAGAATTTGGTATCGTGAAAGATTCCATGAAATATGATGAGTTATCAGCTTTGACATTCAATATGATTGCAAGAAGTGTTGAATACATTTACGATGGTGAACAATTTTACTATGCAAGTGAAGTGCCAGTGGAAGAAATGCTGGAGTTTATTGAGAATCTGAACCAACAACAATTTGAAAAGGTTGAAAAGTTCTTCACTAACTTACCACAACTAAAAGAGAAGATTCAAATGAAGTGCTCTAAGTGCGGATTTGAACACTCTATTGATGTGGAGGGACTTGAAAGTTTTTTCGGATAACATTTCGCCATGATGACCTGAGGAATTACTATAAGACTAATTTTAGTTTGATACAACATCACAAATATAGTCTTACGGAACTTGAGAATATGATGCCTTGGGAACGTGACATTTACATTGCTATGCTGATACAATATTTGGAAGAAGAAAACCAAAAAATAAAAGAACAGATGAGAAGTAAGAGTAGATGAACTACCAAGAAGCAGCCAAGATAAGAAAATCTGGATTTGGTGAATTGATGACCGACCGTTTGACGTCCGGTCAAGGTGTCTTTCAGTCTCTAAAAGGCACTGTATCAGATAAAATGAAAGCAAAGGTCAAAGGTATCAAACAAACCTTTGACCCATTGAACATTGCCAAAAAACTCACATTTGGTTCTAAACTTGGTCCTGCTATTGTAGGTAAAATACTTGGTCGTAATAGTGATGATGTTTCTTTCTTCACTGGTATCAAAGGTTCTTTGAAGAAACAGGCCGATGCAGGCGATTCTTCTGCAAAACTTGGTGAAATCTATAAGTTGATGGTTGATATTGAATCAAAGAAACGTATCGACCAAGAACTGGACAGAAGTTTTGCACAAGAGAAGATGGAAGAAGATGATAGGAGAAATCAAGAAATCATCCAAGCATTGACTGCAAGAACACCAAAGCAAAGAAAACAGAATCGCATAAAAGAAGTTGAGAAACAACTAAAGAAAAAAGGTAAGAAGGAAGAACCAACACTTCCATCTGGAGGTAAACCTTCAACACCATCAACTGGTGCACCTAGACCATCCGCATCAGCTGCATCCAAACCTTCTACTCCGGCACCAAGTGCGCCGGCAACACCATCTGTACCGACACCACCTGCTACCGCATCAGGTGGCACTTCTATTATTCCAAAGTTAGCTGTTGGTGTTGCTGCCGCTGGTGCAACATCTATGGCGATTGGTGGTGCAGAATCAGGTGGTAACTACGACATTACTTTTGGTGATAGAGTTGATAAGAAGGGTAATGTTGTACATGGTAAGAACATGAGTCCTGAACAAAGGTTTGGTAAGAAACTAACAGAATTGACACTTGAAGAAGTTGATACACTAGGTAAAGAACGAAACAAAATGTCTCCTAGTACAAGTGCTATGGGTAAGTACCAGTTTATGAATACTACTTTGTTTGGTAGTAAAGGTAAACCTGGTCTGGTGCAACAAAAGGGTTACGACATGAAAACCACTAAGTTCACACCAGCCATACAAGATGAATTGTACAAACTATTACATGAGAATGATGTTGCAACACTGAAAAGACTGGGAGTACCAATTACTCCTGGTTATGAATACATGGCACACTATCTTGGTGCTGGTGGTGCAAAAGCTGTGTATGACCGTAGAAATTCTGACATGACTGTGCAACAGGCATTGATTGATGCAAAATTGCCTGATCCTGTACATGGTGATACCAATAAAGAATTATCAAAACTGAAAGCTTCAGAATTTGAATCAACACTGGAAAGCAGATTGAATAAACATGGACTGGCACCACATTCAACTGGTACTTCAGGTCAAAAAGTAGATGAGTCATCAAAACAAAATAATGATATGAGAAAAGAGATGAACAAACAACAAGCGACTCCATCTATAACAAACAATACGATGATTCAAAAGACACAAGTTCAAGCAAAACAAAAAGTACAAGAAGAAGATGATAAGTCACCTTTGATACGTAAAGGACAACAATAATGGCTTCAATGGATTATCAATTAGCAAAAGACATACGTAAAAAATCCTTTGCGGATTTGATGGCTGAACACATCACATCTGGTGGTTCAATCGGTGGATCTTTGAAGAAAACAATATCACAGAAACTAAAAGCAAAGGCAACAGGCATCAAAGAAAAATTTGATCCTATGAATATTGCAAAGTGGATGACTGGCGGTTCCAATTTGGCACCAGCAATGATTGGACGTTTGTTTGGTAGAAGTGAACGTGATATGCGTTACTTTACTGGTAAGACCAGACCTGCACGTGGTAAGTCTACCAAAATTGATAGACTAGAATCAGATAATAACTTGGGTGATATACTAGACAAGATATATGGATTCCTGAAAAGTTCACAGGAGTATGATACTAAACGCCGTGAGAGAGATGCAAACTTCCGTGAAAGCCAACAACTTGAAGATGAACGTAGACACAAAGATTTGTTGAAAGCTTTAGGTTCTGCCAAAGCGGAACCAACAGCTGCACAGGTGAAAGAAAAAG